GATTTCGATATATATATATGAGAGTTAAAATAAGTGTACCTAATGATTTGTCAGAAATCAAACTAAGTCAATATCAGAAGTTTTTAAAAGCACAAGAAGAGAATAAAGATGAGAACTTTTTAGCAACTAAGATGATAGAGATATTTTGTCATATAGACAACAAACAAGCCTTTCAAATGAAATTAAAAGATGTTAATAGTATCACTAGAACTATATCAGATATGTTTGAACAGAAACCACAGCTTATAAATAGATTTACAATGAATGGTGTAGAGTATGGTTTTATACCAAACTTGGATGAGATGAGCTTAGGTGAATATGTCGATCTTGATACATATATATCTAAATGGGATGAGATGGAAAAGGCTATGGCAGTATTATACAGGCCTATACAGAATAAATACAAACATAAATATAGTATAGAAGATTATACAGCTCAAGGTCAAGAAGTATATAAAGATACCCCTATGAATGTAGTGTTCGGATCAATGTTTTTTTTTTACCGTTTAGGGATGGACTTGTCGAAGATTATGACATATTATTTTCAGGACAATCAGGAGCTTCACTTACAGGAATCCAACAGTTTGGTGAAAAGTGGGGATGGTATCAATCAATTTATGCACTCTCTCAGGGAGATATTAGAAGATTTGAGAATATCACTCAATTAAATTTACACAGATGTTTGACTATGCTAACATTTATGAAAGAAAAAAGCGACTTAGAATCAAAACAATTAAAAAGTAAAATGAGATGAGTAATCAAGGTATAAGAGGTTTTTACCAGGTAACAGAAACAATCAAAGCTAATCTACTTAGTGATACTGATGTGAACTCTGTAACAACAGGTGATATAACACAAATAGATTTAAACAAACAAACAATATTTCCTTTAGCACATATTATAGTAAATAGTGTTACAGCTCAAGAACAAACATTATCATTTAACATAACTATTATGGCTATGGATATTGTAAACGAATACAAAGATGTAGAGACAGATATATTTGTAGGTAATGATAATGAACAAGATATACTAAACACTCAACTAGCAGTATTAAACAGAATTATACTCTTGCTGAGAGGAGGGTCATTATATACAACAAAATATCAATTAGATGGAGACCCTACTTGTGAGCCTTTTTATGAAAGGTTTGAAAACAGATTAGCTGGATGGGCAGCAACAATGGATATATTAATTGAAAACGATATAAGTAGTTGCTAATGGAATTACAAGATACTAGAAAAATATTAAACAGTTTTGCGAAGTATGTAATTCAGCAATCAAGAAGCAATCTATCCAAAGACAAAAAAAATGTTTCTAAGGCCTTATATAATTCTTTGGACTACAAGATACTCTCAGACCAATCAGGTTTTATATTACAATTCCTAATGGAAGAGTATGGAGCTTATCAAGATCAGGGTGTTTCAGGTACAAAGAAAAAATATGATACACCTTTTTCTTATACAAACAAAAGGCCACCTGCTAAAGCATTTGACAAATGGACTGTGAGAAAAGGAATAGCACCAAGACAAAATGGAGGTAGGTTTGCAAACAGAAAAGGATTAAACTTTGCAATAGCTAAGACAATATTTGAACAAGGTATAAGGCCTAGTTTATTTTTTACAAAACCTTTTGAAAAGAGATTTGAAACACTACCTAAAGAATTAATAGCAGCATTTGTGAATGATGCAGAAAAAACAATAGAAGATGGCAATATTTAAAGTAAACATAAACTCACCTGTATATATAAAAGTAGCAAACACAAACCTAGCTGACTGTAATCTTAATATATCAATATTTAGTGGTACATATCAAGCAAGTCCTGATATAACTTATCAGCTTAGAAAAAACGAAGTATCTAATAATAACTTTGTGATATTCGAGATAGGTGAACTTATAAAAGATTTTATCAATTATAGCTTTAGTGGAACATTTGGAAACAATGGCCTTAATGTTTGGGTAAAGACAGTTGCAACACCGAGAAACTCATCAGGTACAGCACTTGATGCAATTACAACTAATATGTTGGCCTTTGATGGTGTAGGCTATTTTGAAGATGGGTTTACTACAGAAACACAAACTAATAGTGCGACCACACTATCACTTAGTGCTTTTAAAGGTAGTACAACTAAACTGATGTCTAACGATACTATATTTAGAGAAAGTCAAGAGATACTAAAGATTCCTGTATTAGCTAACCTTAGTGTAAATTCAGGATCAGATACTTTGACTGGTGCAACAACTGTGAATTTTAAAAATGGTAGTACAACAGTATCTAGTGTAACAGTAGGTACAGGCATAGATACTACAAACACAGCAATAGAATATGCAACAAGTACAACAGCTACATTAACAAGTGTAGATATAGTAACAGGAGGAAGTACAGAAACAATAAAAGTAGAAGAACAACATTGTGAGAAGTTTACAAATTTACCTGTAACATTTGTTAATAGATTTGGAGCTTTACAAAGAGTAAACTTTTTCTTAAAGTCAATAGAAAGTATAGACATAGAAAGAGAAGAGTATAAGGCCAACACACTTACAACAGGTGCAACATATTCTGTAAACAATCATCAGTATAAGACCAGGAACATTATGGGTAGAGAAAAGATTACAGTAAACACAGGATATGTAAATGATAGTTATAATCAGGTCATAGAAGAATTACTTATGTCTCCAAGATGTTGGATATTTAAAGACAATCAACAACTACCTATTATACCACAAAATAAACAAGTTACTTTTAAAACTAGCTTGAATGATAGATTATCAAACTATACACTTGAATTTAAATTTGCATACGATAAACTAAACACTATAAGATAATGAATCAAGTAGGCCTTGCAATACCGAGTATTCTTTTAGATAGTCCTGACCCAAATCCAGATATTTGGAATTTGACAGAAACTCTTTGGGAAAATACATTTAGAAAATGGAACGAGATAAATCTTATAACTGATATAAACTTTCAGCATTTAGATTTATTTGAAGATGAGCAAATCACGCTTACACAAACTATACAAGATATAAGAGATATAGAAAAAATATTTACAGACTTTACAAGGACATTTAATTTACCTGCAACAAGCGTAAACAATAAACTGTTCAAACATTATTATAGAAGAGACTTAATATCAGATGCAATACCTAATGGTATATTTGATGCTAACTCAAAACTAGATGCAATACTTGAATTAAACTATAAGCCTTTCAAGGCAGGGTATATTGTTATGAATGGTGTCAAACTTAAAAACAATGTACCTGAAAGTTATAACATTACTTTTTATGGTCAGACTATACAGCTTAAAGATCGTGTAAAAGACAGAAAGCTAAGTAGTTTAGATTTTTCACAATTCAATCACGACTATAATGTAACAAGAGTAAAACAAGGATTACAAAGTTTTGTATCTGTATTAAATGACCAATCAGTATCAGTACCACATATTATATATCCTTTAATATCACATACACAAAGATTTATATATGATAGTGGAGCAGGTGGAGTTTTAACAAGTCAAGCTAGAAGTGATACAACAAGAAACTTATATTATAGTGGAAGCCAAGCTGACAGTGGTGGCTCAGGAGTAAATCAAAGATTAGGTACAACTAAAGGATTTCAGTTTACAGACCTAAAACCTGCATTAAGAATTATAGATATTATTAAGGTAATAGAACAAGATGCAGAAATAGATGTAAACTTTACAGATGACTTTTTTAAAACAACAGGATTCTTTTCTAATATATATATGTGGTTACATAGAAACAAAGGAGAGATAGGAGTAACACCTACAAATGAAACGAATACTAATTTAATAGTAGTAGATAAGATACAAAGTTTTACAGGTGATGTATTAGAGTTCTTTGACAATAGCACAACACAAAACCCTCCTGATAGTTTTACAGGATTTGCACCTGTATTTGATGGGGGTATATTTAGATTTCAAACTGGTATATTAAATAATGGCCAAGACGTTGAAAAGATGAAAGTCAAATGGACTGTAACACCATCTGTCAATACAAAACAGTTTACAGCTAGATTAAGGAAAGCAGGTACAAATGAAGTTATATCTGAATTAGACCATACATCAGGTACTACAAATACAATATTAGAGTTTGAGTTTATAACAGATTTATTCAATACAGTAGATGGACATAATGTAGAGTTTGTTATAGAGACAACAGAAACAAGTTTAAATATGACTTATGAAATGTCTTTTACTAAAACACTTACAAGATTAGGTGTATTTGAAAATGCTAGAACTGTAGCTGCTGGTACAATAAGTCCAAGCTCAGTAGTAGATACAATTTATATTGCAGACCAGATACCTGATATGAAAATATTAAATTTCTTAACAGGCCTTTTTAAAACATTTAACCTTACAGCTTTTGTAGATGATGATGTATCAAGTAGTACATTTAGTCAAATAAAAGTACAAACACTAGATAGTTTTTATGCAGGTGGTGCAACAAGAGATATAACTGAGTTTGTAAATACAGAAGAGGGAGAGTCAAACTTTAGCGTACCTTTTAATGATATTAGTTTTAGTTTTGAAGAGCCTAAATCATTTAGTGCATTTTATTACAATAAATTAAACACAAGAGAATATGGGTCTGTAAAAGCTAGTACAGCAACAGGTAGTGGTCGAGACCCAAGATTAAATAGAGGTCAAGACTATGTTGTCAAAACACCTTACGAAAAAATGTTGTTTGAAAGATTAAAAAATGTCAATGATAGTGCAAACACAAATATAGGTTTTGGATATTTTGTAGATGACAACCAAAGTCCGACAATAGGTAAACCTTTACTATTTATAAAGAAAAACACAAGTGTAAGTGGCACACCTATACAAATGTTTGATGGAGATGGTACAGGAACACCTGCGAGTATAAGCACAATAAATAGAGGTACAAACTTTCAAGAGGGTACAGCTAGTGTATTTTTGGCAGTATCAGGTGAGCCTAGTCCTATAACATTTAGTTATCTCGATGGGAACAATGCACCTCAAACAGTTACAGTAGCTAATGGTGCAAACACCACAATAAATCCTGTAGTCAAGAATAGTGTAATAATTACAAGTAATGTTGATGATCCTGGAAATGTAACAATAACATATACAGTATCGTCAGACAGTCAGACTTTAAATTTTTCAAGAGAGGTTAATCCTTTTGTTACAGGTCAGATAGATGACAATACGTTATTTAAAACTTTCTATAGTGATTACATAAGTGATTTGTTTAGTTACAATAGAAGATTAGTAAAAGTAAAGGCCATATTACCACAGAGCTTTTTACTTGAATACAAATTAAGTGATACTCTTATAATAAGTAATGAGGAGTTTATAATAAATAAAATTACTACAAACTTACAGACAGGAGAGAGTAGTTTAGAATTATTAAACAAAATAACAAGTGTATGATACAAAATATATTACAATTATTAGAGTTTGCAAATGGTGAAACTGAGAATATTAGAATAGCGCAGGGTAAATTTAGTTTGCCTAAAAGCATAAAACAAGGTTACAAACAAGTTAAAAAAGAAATAAGATGGCAAAAGAAGTTATAGTAAATGTTAAGATAACAGCAGAACAAGCTCGAAAAAATATAGAAGAATTAAATAAATCTTTAAATGCGTCAGAATCATTAGTTGACGAACTTGAGGATGAACTTGTAGTTTTAAACAAAACCCTTGAGAAACAAGCAGGATTTACTGACAAGGCCTTAAATGCACGAGTGAAGACTAATAAAGAAATTGAGAAAACAACAAACAAGATACAAAGAGAAAAAAAAGCAATAAAAGATATAACTAAAGAAAGGCAAAAAAATAATAATATAATACAGCAATCAACAAAACAAACTGCTGACTATTCAGGTGTTATTGGAATACTAGATAGACAAACAGGTGGTTTGATTTCAGGTATTACAGGTATTACAGGTAGTGTAGGTAAAGCTACAGGTGGATTCAAACTTTTAAGAGTTGCTATAATAGGAACTGGTATTGGTGCTTTAGTCATAGCTATAGCATCTTTGACAGCAGCATTTACTTCATCAGAAGAGGGTCAAAATAAGTTTGCTAAAATTATGACTCAAATAGGTGTCATAGTGGGTAATGTAACAGATATTTTAGCAGATTTTGGTATGGCTATAATTGATGCAGTATCAAATCCAATAGAATCAATAAAAAATTTAGGTAAAGGTATAGTGAATTTTATAAAAAATCCTATTGATACTATTACTGGTGCTTTTGGAAAAGCTAAAGAAGCTGTCTCAGAATTTGTTGAAGAATCAAAAAAAGAAATAAAAATAGCTGGAGATATTGCAGATAAAAGAGCAAAGGCAGATAAGTTAGAAAGAAAATTATTGCTTGACAGAGCAGAGGCAACAAGAAAATTTAATGAGTTAAGAGAGAAAGCAGCAGATAAAGAAAATGTAAGTATAGAGGATAGAATTGCAGCATTAAAAGAAGCAGGTAGAATAGAAGAAGAAATTACTCTTAAAGAAATAGAAGCAGCAAGGTTAAGGTTTGAAGCTAAGAAACAACAAAACGAATTAAGTAATTCCACTAAAGACGACTTAGATGAACAAGCAAGATTAGAAGCAAGACTTATAGAGCTTGAGGCATCAAGGCTTAAAAAACAAAAAACACTTACTGCTGAAATTACTACCAACTTAAGAGAGGCAGAGTCCGAAAGAAAAGCAATAGAATCAGAAAAAAAAGCAGAAAAAAAAGAAGCAGATGCAAAAGAACTTGAAGCAGAGAAACAACTTGCAGAACTTAAAAAACAAATAAGAGATGCAGAAGCGGTATCAGAAGATGAGAAAAGAGCACTAGAACTTATAAAAATAGATGAGCATTTTCGTGCACTTATCGAAAAGGCAAAAGCAAATGATTTAGAAACAAAAGAACTTGAAAATGCACAAAGACAAGCAAAAATAGACAAACAAAAACAATTTGATGAAATTGATGAAAAAAGAGAAAAAGAACATCAAGACAAAATAAGTGGGATAAAAAATATTGAAATACAAACAGAACAACAAATTCAACAAGCGAAACTAGCTCTTGCATCACAATTTGGTAATTTATTAACACAAATAGCAGGTAAAAACAAAACGGCAGCAATAGCAGGAGTTTTAATCCAAAAAGCATCATCAATAGGCCAAATTATAGCAAACACAGGTATAGCAAATGCAAAAGCAGTAGCAGCAAATCCACTTCTTGCAGGACAACCTTTTGTAGGTATAAATACTATAAGTGCAGGTCTATCAATAGCATCAACTTTAGCACAAGCACAAAAAGCTATACAACAAATTAAAGGTGCTGGACCAGGAACGACAAGTGGTATAAGTGGTGGCTCAGGTGGTGCAGTCAATATACCGACGACACAAGCACCATCATTTAATTTAGTAGGTAGTGATCCACAAAATCAATTAGCTCAAACATTAGCTACACAGACCGACAAACCTGTAAAAGCATTTGTAGTATCAGGAGATGTAACAACAGCACAAAGTTTAGATAGAAACATAATACAGGAAAGTTCATTAGGATAAACAAAATAATTAATTAAAAACGATATATTATTATGAAGATAGTTGAATTAATTTTAGACGACAACGAAGATTTAACTGGAATAGAAGCAATTAGTATAGTTGAGAATCCTGCAATCGAAGAGGATTTTATAGCACTCAAAGGCGAACAACAACTACAACTAGCAGAGGTAGATAAAGAGAAAAGAATTTTATTGGGAGCTTTACTTGTACCTAACAAACCTATATATAGAAAAAGTGGCGAAGATGAATATTATATATACTTCTCACGAGAAACAGTAAGAAAGGCCTCCCAAATTTATTTACAGAAAGGAAACCAAAACAATTCTACATTAGAGCATAAGCATACACTAAAAGGTTTATCACTTGTAGAATCTTGGATAGTAGAGGATTCTAAAAAAGACAAGACAGCTTTATATGGTCTTGAATATCCTGTAGGTACTTGGGTAGGTGCAGTTAAAGTAAATAACGAACAAGTATGGCAAGAGTTTGTAAAAACAGGTAAAGTCAAAGGTTTTAGTATTGAGGGTTATTTCGCAGACAAAGCAGAAAGACCAAAAGACCCTACTATTAATGATCTAGCAAAAATAGAAGAAGAAGAAGCACAAGAATTATTATCACAGATTAAAGGTATAATTAGAAATGACAAAAGATACAAAGCTGGTAAAAGATTGATATTTGAAAGTTTTAGTGATTATCCTGATGCAGTAAAGAACAATGCAAAGAGAGGAATAGAACTTAATAAAAAAGTAAATAATAAATGTGCTACAGATGTCGGTAAGATTAGGGCACAACAATTAGCACAAGGTAAAGCAATAAGTGAACAGACTATTAGTAGGATGTATTCTTTCTTATCAAGAGCTGAGGAATATTACAAACCTGATGACAAGGAGGCTTGTGGTACAATCTCATATTTACTATGGGGTGGTCTTGCAGCAAAAAGATATTCAGAAAGAAAACTTAAAGAGCTTGGTAAATTAGATTTGTATAGTGAAAAAGTAAATGATGACTTTGCAATTATAAATGACAGATTAGGTTATTCGACAAGAGAGATGGCCGAAAAGATAGCAAAGGATATAGGATGTGATGGAATACATACACACGACTTTGAAGATCAAACTTGGTATATGCCTTGTGAAAAACACGCACTAACAGAAGAAGAGTTTAAGAAATATGAATGTCCAAAAGGATATAAGAAAGATTATCAAAAACATAAGTGCGTTAAGATGGCAGAGATAGGGCCAAGAGGCGGTATCAAGCCAAGCAAGAAAGCACCAAAATCAGGAACACCAAATCGTAATCCAAAAGGTCAAGGTACAGCTAAAGGAGATGCTTCAACAAGTAGAGGAGCAAAGGTCTCACAAAAGGATTTAGCATCATTACAGAAAAAGTCGGATGATTTCAACGAAAGATATAAAAAGAAGTTAGGATATGGTGTAACAGTAGGACAACTAAAAGCAGTATTTCAAAGAGGCTTAGGTGCATTTAATGTATCACATAGTCCTAGAATAAAATCTCCTACAGCTTGGGCACAGGCACGAGTAAATGCTTATATGTATTTAGTAAGAAATGGTAGGCCACAAAACCCTAAGTACACAGGAGACTTTGACTTATTACCAAAAGGACATCCTAAAAGTAATAAGAAATGAAAAAACAAGACTACATACCTAGCTATACAAGTCCTAAAGGAGGAAGAAGAGCTTGTCTATGTAAAGACGAATTGACTTATAAGATTGAGTGTTGTACTGGCGAACTACACGCACAAGGCATAGGTCAAATAACAAGAAGCAGTTAAAAATGCAAAATTAATTTAAAAAAGCGATATATAATTATGAAAGCTACAGAAATGATAAAACAAGTAAAAAATCTATTAGGTGTTGAGCTATCTGATATTCAATTAGCTGAACTCAAATTAGAGAACGGAACTGTTTTAGAAGCAGATGCTTTTGAATCAGGCAAAGAGGTCTTTATTAAAACTGAGGACGAAAATGTTGCTCTACCAGTTGGAGAGTACGAACTAGAAGATTCTCGTGTATTAGTTGTCGAAGAAGAGGGTATGATTAAAGAAATCAAAGCTCAAGAAGAAGAAGAAAAAGAGGAAGAAGACAAAGAAGAAATGAGATATGTAACTAGAGAAGAGTTCAGAAAAGAAATGGACGAACTTAAAGATATGGTTGAAAAAATGATGTCTCCTAAAGATAAAGAGGATATGTCATCACAGATTCAAGAAGAAGTATCTTTAGCAGTTACAGAAGTTCTAAATAGTGATGCAGAAGAAAAAGAAATTCTAAAAGAAGAATTATCTCAACCTGCTGCTGAGCCTTTAAAACATAATCCTGAGGAGAAGAAAAACAACTTTAAAGTTAAGTTTGCTCAAAACAGGACAAAATCTACTCTGGACAGAGTAATGGAAACTATAAGTAATAAATAAATAAATATAAAATTATGGCAGTATTAACGCACGTAAGCGATGATGTAATGAGAATTTTTGATAACTACGAAACAGTATCAGCATCAGGCTCATTAAATCTATCAGATTCAGGAAAAATTTTCAGAATCTCAGGAACTGGTTACACAGTAACACTACCTGCACCTACAGCAGGATGGAAAGCAAAATTTGTTGTAGCAGCAGCATTTTCAACTGACTTTGTAGTACAATCACCTGCTGATAATAGAGATACTATTAACGGTGGAGTAATTGTAAACGGAGCAATCGTTGAAGCTGATGCAGTAGACAGAGTAACTTTTGAAGATGACGCAGAAAGTATCGGTGATTATATCGAAATACATTCTGACGGAACAAGTTATTTCTTACAAGGAAATGGAAACGCAGCTTCTTCAATATCAGTTGGTGAATTATAATTAATAAAATAAATAAATAAAAAAGATATGGCGACTACAACTTCGATAACAACTACTTATGCTGGTGAATTTGCTGGTGAGTATATAGCAGCAGCTTTATTAAGTGGAGTTACGTTATCACAAGGCGGGGTTACAATTAAACCCAATATTAAATTTAAAGAAGTTATCAAAAAACTTGCACTAGATTCTATCTTAAAAGATGCTTCTTGTGATTTTGATCCAACTTCAAATGTAACATTAACAGAAAGAATCTTACAACCTGAGGAGTTTCAAGTAAACTTACAACTATGTAAAAAAGATTTCAGACAAGATTTTGATGCACAATCTATGGGCTTTAGCCAATATGATAACCTACCAAAAAGATTCTCTGACTTTATGATTGCACAAGTTGCAGCTAAAGTTGCTCAAAAAGTAGAGCAAAATATTTGGCAAGGTGCGACTGCAAATGCAGGAGAGTTTAACGGATTCCAAGCATTATTAGCAGCAGACGGAGATGTCGTTGATGTTTCAGGAACAACACTATCAGCTTCAAACATAATTGCAGAATTAGGAAAAGTAGTAGATGCTATTCCAGGTGCAGTTTATGGTAAAGAGGATGTGAAAATCTATATTCCAACAAGTGCAGCTAAATTTTATATTCAAGCTCAAGCAGCTTTAGGATATAGAGAGCTTTACAACGTTGGTAAAACAGAGATGAACTTTCAAGGTATTCCATTATTTACAGCTCCTGGTTTAGGAAATGATAAAATGGTAGCAGCAGAATCTTCAAACTTATTCTTCGGAACAGGTCTATTAAACGACTGGCAAGAAGTTAAGTTAATTGATATGGCTGACATTGACGGAAGTCAAAATGTAAGAGTAGTATTAAGAGGTAGTGCAGGTGTACAACACGGAATAGGTGCTGACATTGTATTATACTCGTAATAATGTTTAACATA